GGTCCGGGGGGAGACTCAGGAAGGACCCGCACCCCTGGGGGGGCCTGGTGGAGGCTCTCGCGCTCACCGATCCCCCTCGAGCATTGCCAGCACTTCCACCAGATCAGCTCTCTCCCTATCGAGATCATCGATCCTCTTCCTCAGCTCATGAATCACATCATCAGAGCTTGATACCTCACCACCAGAGAGAGGCTTCACTCTCACCAGCATCCTACCCTGGGGGTGGCAGTCCCTTCTGTACAGATGAATCTCATCAATCTGAGAATCGTCAGCATAGGCGAACCCCTTACCCAGGGCATCCAGAGGAGCCTTGAGAAGGTTATCCAGATCCCTGCTCCTCCTGTCTGGAGGGAAGGCCTCTATCTCCAGGCATAATCGATCCTGGACGCATTGGAGGCCCATAGCCAGGCAGGTAGCCCTGGCCCTATCCCTGAAGGCCTTCCCAGCCTTGGAGATCGTCATATGGCCCTTTACGTTCCTCCAGTAGTGATTCACGCTGGGGGGATAGGGTAGCTCTATTTCCACCAGGGAGCCCTCCAGAGCGATAGCTCGAGAGAGACAGCAAAGCAGACCCCAGCCAGGATCTTCCTCCCCAGGGTGGGCTCTGTGAACATCATCACCAGGGCTATCGAGGTAACAGCCCATCCAATTGAGTGAGAGACAATCTCAGCCGTTTTTGATTCCATACTTTTGGTTCTCCAGGTGGGGATTCTAGCAAGCCCCCAGGAATCGACAAATTCCCGCAAATAAACTCCCACCCCCCATCCGAGGGGGCAGGGCAGATTCCTGGAGTAAATTCCCCCTTTATATAAAAGATACACGAAAACAGGGTAAAAGTCTGGTAAGTACTAAAGAGAGAAATTAGTGAAGTTAGTAGTAGTAAGTAGTAGTTTAGTAGGTTTTTTATTGGGTTTTCAGCTTCACCACTAACTTCACCAACAGCTTCACCTTCACCACCCCCTCTTCTGGGGGGTCTGGTGAACTTATGGTGAACTTAGTACCCCTGGTGAATCTGTTTTCAGGGCTGGTGAATCTGTTTTCTGGGCATAAAAAAAAGGGCCAGGAGGATATCTCCCAGCCCTTCCGATGGTGGCTTGATCGCTACAGGTATTGGCCCCTGATGGTATAGGCCAGGAGGGATCCATTAGGCCTCTGGGCCGATGGGGGAAGCTCCCAGGTGATAGCCCTCAGGCCCCTGGTGAGGGCATTACAGCAGATCCGGCGCTTCAGCCTCTCTGGGTCTCCTGGCTTCCCCAGGTGGTAATCCTCCCCAGGTATGAATTCGTTCCAGGATCCCTCATCCCGAAAGATCCTATTCCATGGGTCTGGATCCCTGGGCCGAGCCTTCAGGAGATCATAGGGAGGGTTATACCTGAGGCTCCATTCTGAGGCCTTGGCCAGGCTTATGGATAGGAACCCGATATGGCCCCCAGAAGTAATCCACGTTTTCCCCGAGAGCCCTCTCCTGATGGCCTCAGCCCTGAGCAGCTCCCTGGATCGATCGATGGCCCCAGGGCTCATCAGAGAGGTATTCCAGAGCACCTGGGGCATTGCGTACCGAGGATCCGAACTAAACCAAGAATCCTTAAAATCGATTTTCTTAGGCCTTCCCATTATTTCTCCATTCGTTGAATTGAGCACCGAAAAAAAGGATCCTACATTTTCCAGAAAATGATACAAGTAGACTTGTACACATACCGATACAATGTATATTGATTGCCTCAGTCAGCCACTGAGGCCGACACAGACCACTAACCTGGAGCACCTAAAAATGGAAACGACCTTCAAGAATCGAACCTACAAAATCACCAGCTCTTTTGAGCCAAGCCCTCTCTTGGCTGCTGAAGGAATGAAGATTCAGCATGTTATCGAAGGCAAGAAAGGGGCCACTTTGCTGCTTCAAGAATTCACAGATGGTACCCGTAGAACCATCAGCCCTTCTGGCCGAGTTGAAACAGAGTATCCACTAGCCTAAGCCCACTGATGAGCTGGTGAGACTCCAGCGAAACAGGCCTCAAGCCTGTATGGGTTCAATTCACTAAACTAAGGAGACACTAAATCATGAGCACCCTCAACGAATACTGCTATGAGCTGGCTGGAGCTGGTAACCATGAGGCAGCCGAAGCCATCAGGGCCAGGCTATTAAAGGGCCAGGCCTTCAGGATCGCTGCCCACCTGCTGGAGAATGGATTCTCAGTCATTCCCCTATGCCGAGATGGCAAGGTACCCACCAGAAAATGGAAGCCATACCAGACCGAGCTGGCCACCTGGCCAGACCTGGTGGAATGGTTCACTGAGAACGATTACACCCCAGCCATCGTAACAGGCAGGCTCTCAGGCATCACCGCTATCGATTGCGACTCAGCCGAAGCCATCCAGGAGGCTCTCAAGCTGGGCATCGAAAGCCCAGTAAGCCAGGCCACCAGGAGGGGATGCCATTTCCTCTTCCCTTGGCAGGGAGAGAGAAACACTGTCAAGGTACAGGACATTCCTGGCATCGATCGAAGAGGAGAGGGGGGCTACATCAAGGCTTATGAGGCCTGCCTCTCCTGGACGCGCGAAGCCATTTCAAGCATCGGATTTCTTAACCCTAATTTCGGATTCTAACCAAGGAGACTCTTTCACATGAGAACGCAAATTATCCTAGTAGGCTGTGGCAAGGCCAAACAGACTTTACCAGGCTGGCATGGCCCAGCAGAGGATCTATACACAGGATCCCTTTTCCAGTCCCGTAAACACTTCGCGCGGAGCTGTATCAGGCTGGGAGATGCCGATAGGTGGTTTATTATCTCTGCCAAGCAGGGGCTACTGAAGCCAGATTCCATGGTGAGGCCATATGATAAAAAGCTATCAGACCTGAAGCCCTACCAGAGGAGGTTCTGGGCTCTGGGTATCGCCATGGATCTTACCTCTCAGATCCATTCCAGAACCCATCAGATACTGGAGCCACATAAAACCACCATTACCATCCACGCTGGGGCCGATTACACCAGGCACCTGGCCCCGATCCTCGAGGGCTTGGGGTATGGGGTGATCTGGCCAGTAAAGGGCATGAGCCAGGGAGCCCAGCTGGCCTGGTACGCTGGGATCCGAAGGATGAATGGGGAGGCTCTGGGCAATGAGTAAGAATCACAATAAGCAGATCAGCCAGCCATCAGACTGGTGGGAAGTAATCGAGAAGCAGGCCAGCCTGGATGGTATGAACTTATCAGAATGGATAGGCTGGGCCTGCCTTGAGAAGGTATTCGCCTCCAGGATGGGCCTGGAACATGAACTGGATCTAGATATGGGGCCAAGCGAACTGGCCGAGACATTGGAGCTAAGCCAGCGCACCAAGCCAGGCAGGAAAGCGAAGGTGAAGAATGATTAGGGTATTGTTCATAGGTGGCTGCAAACATAGCCAGGTATGGGAGGTGGAGGGAGGCTGCATCAGAGGGCCTAGCAACAATTATCTGGAGGCCCTGCCTCCACCAGATCCCTGGGAGTCTGATAACTTGAAGATTCCAGATGAGAGACCAGTAAAGCCCAGGCAGATCAGAACCCAGCTCTACAGGCTCCAGCTCTTGGAGCTAGGAACCTGGCAGAGGGCCTGGGTCTATGTATTGCAGGGCATCGAACTCAAGCAGGTGGAACAGGTTTACCTGCTGGAACCAGGCATGGCAGAGAAGCTCAGGAGGATAGCATTTTGAAAATCAGACAAGCAAAAAAGATCGTTCGTAAGGGCATCAGATGGAAAGGCAGAACAGGAACCAAGAGGGAGGCATACCTCACCTACGGAAGGGCCAGGTATCGATGGAGAACCAGGTACCTAAACAGCTACAGAGCTTTCCTGGCAGAGTACTTACCACAGATAAGCAAGCTGGCCCTGGATCTTGGGAACAGCTTTTCTCTGGCTGCTAGGCTCCTGTTTCAGGAGCCCAGAAACACCAGAAGCCCAGACCGATGAAGGCCTGGGCTCCCAATGCCCGAAAACACAAAAGAGGCCCGAGCCAATAGGCTGCCTCTGGGGCATGAGCATATCAGCCCATCTGCATAGCAGCAAGCCTGGCCAGGTTATCCTGCCTGGCTGAATAGATTTGGGTGGCCTGGATCGAAGCATGGCCCAGAACAGCCTGGGCTGCCTCCAGGCCCAGCTGCTCTCTCACCAGATGGCCCCTGGCATGCCTGAGCTGGTGAGGCATCCAGTCAGCTACTCCAGCCCTCTTGGCTGCCCTCTGGATCGCCTGCCTGTACCCCTGGATGGTGTAGCACTCCCCAGCCTTGCCATTATTCCTGATCGCTCGAGGATCGAAGCAATAGGGAAGGTGCTCCAGGTAGGGGAGAACCTTCTCCTGGCACTTAGGCCCCAGGTAGAGGATGAGCCCATGGCCCAGGTAGCTGGTTTTGTGGTGGCTGGGCTCCCAGGCCATCAGATCCCCCACCCTGGAGAACTCCTCAGGCCTGGCCCTAACGATCGTTCCCGATCTGGCCCCTGTGTACCACTGAAGCCAGACCATGGCCGATGGAACCTGGTGGAGGTGGGCCAGGGTAGCCTCCACAGTTGCCCAGGGTACTGGCCTCCTTGGCCCTGGATCCTTGGCCTGGCCTCGAGAGCGCCGAAGCCCCTGAACAGTGAGGCAGGCCTGTAGCACCGACACAGGGAGCAGCTCCTCCGAGACGCACCACCTGAGCCAGTTTCGAACCCAGCCCAGCCTGTGATTGATCGTCTGCCTGGATAGGCCAGAATCGATCCAGTCCTGGATGATTCCCTTCAGGAGCTTAGGCCCCAGGTTCTCTGGATCCCAGCCACCAGCCCTATCGAGGATGGGCCTGAGGGCCAGCTCAGCATTCTGGGTAGAGCCCCTCCCTGGGCCGAACTCCGAGGAGCAATGCTGGAGGAATCGAGATATCAGCCTCTTGGTCTGTCGAACTCGATACATGAAAGGCACCTCATGGGTTAGGATCCCCATGGGTGGAACGCATGAGCCTACAGGCCAAGGGCTTAGGGTAACCAATGAGAGCCGTGTGAGGATGGCACTCTAACCACTGAGTTAGCCGCCCGATGCTTGGTTAACCCTTACAGTACTTGGCCTTAGGATCGCTCCACCCCTGCCACTGGGCTATCGGGTAGGTAAACTTTTACCTCTTCCCCGATGGCCTCCCTGAGCCCCTATAATCGCCTCTTGAGGCCCTGGCCGCAAGATGGCTCTGCCGAATTGATTCGACGAACTTGGAGCAGTACTCCAGGCCCCTCATCCCGATCGTGTTATTGGGTACCTCGAGGGCCTGGAACTGGTCCTACTTCAGGCTCGAGATGTAGGCCTCGAGGCTCGAGGCAATCCGCCTGAGATCTGCCAGATAATTCCCCAGGGATTCGAGATCCTGGGTCTGCAGGTTGTACCTGGGCATCGGGTGGGCTCCTGGGCTGATTTGGAGATTTTCTTCCGCCTGCTACATTAGACACACAAAGCCACAAGGCCACTTATCCTATCAGGCCTCTCTATCGGCAATCCAGCCCCCAGGTGGTGATTCTAATTTCGTGTCTCCTGAATCCGCCTCCTGGGGGCTGTTTAATTTTCTCCAGAATCCCTGATGTCACTGGCTCCAGAGGCTCGATATAAATCGTACCCAAAAGAAACCCCTGTTGACATGTATACAGCTCTTGATATGATAGGGGCTCACAAAGGAGAACAGTAAAACGATGGCCCAGCTACCATGGCAGAATAAGCCGAGAACCCAGATTATTCCCTGTACCGTGAGGGAGTACGAACAGGCCAGGCTCCAGTATATGGGCTCCCATATGCTGGGTACCTTCGATTTCAGCCCCAGGCTGGCCCAGTGGAAGATGAAGGGTCTCATCCCCTCCAGATCCACCAGCTACTATGAGCTTGGGAAGGCCCTCCACTGTTTCGTCCTGGAGGGGGCCACAGAATTTCATAATCGGTATGAGGTGGCCGAGGGGCCTATCAATCCCAAAACCCAGGCCCCCTATGGCAGGGATACGAAGGCCTTCTCCAGCTGGTATGAGGAGATTACCTCCACCGGGAAGGAGATCGTCTCAGGGGCCGAGCTGAACCAGATTGAGCAGATGGCCGAATCGATCTATGAAACAGCCGCCCGAGACCTCCTCCAGGTGGGTACTCCAGAGGTTACGATTCGGGGCCACCTCTTCCAGGTAGCCTGCCAGAGCCGCCTGGATTGGCTGGATTACTCCCAGAACATCATCCACCTGGTGGACCTCAAAACCACCGAGAACCTGGGCCGATTTGAGAAAGACTTCTGGAAGTTTGGATACCAGAGGCAGCTGGCATTCTATCGAGGAATGGTGGATGGCCTGGGGATGGGGAGGCCCATCCAGGTGGATATCATCGCCGTTGAGAAGCAGGAGCCCTACCGCTCTCATGTATGGAACATCTCCGAGGCCACCCTGTTGGAGGCTGAAGAATGGGTGAAGGCCAGGCTCCTGGATTACAGGCAGCTAGTGGCTAATTTTGGATTCGATCGTCCCTGGCCCTTGAGCCTAGAATTCGGCCGATCGATTGGAACGCTATAGGCACTAACAGACACAAGGAGACACAAGCCTATGAAATTTAATGAATACTGGGCCGCTTTCTGCTTGAAAGCAGCCACCAAGGGGGTGGATGTTACCGACCCCCAGCAGGAGGTGGCCTACAAAATGGAAGGCCTCCACAGGCAGCTGAAGGGGGCCTTCGAACAGAGCCAGAAACAGGGCCACTTCGATGGATTCAAGCTGGGCTTCGAAGCCGGAAAGAAGGCCCAGGAGCAGGCCCAGGCCAAACGAAAGAGCGCCCTGGATAACCTCTTCGATGGCTTGTTTGGAGGGCCGAACTGATGGCACTTTCCACAGACCAGAACAGATACCGGAAGCCCAGGAGAACCCTCCTCTATGGGCCTGGTGGCATCGGTAAAAGCAGCTGGGGGGCCACCGTAGACCAGGCCACCAGGAAGCCCATCGAGGCTGGCATCGTATTCCTCCCCTGTGAGGAGGGCATCAATGATCTTCCCGATGAGATCCAGAGGTATCCCCTCATCACCAGCTGGGATCAGCTCATGGGGTATATCGGGGAGATTGCCCAGGAGCCCCACGAATTCCGAAAGGTGGTACTGGATACAGCAGACTGGGCCGAGAAGCTCAGCTGGGCCAGGGTCTGCCTCGAAAAGGGGGTGGAAGCCATTGGGGATGTTAAGTATGGAAAGGGCTATATTGCCTCAGTGAGGCTCTGGCAGGATCTGCTGATGGCCTTCGATTGGCTCAGGGATAACAGGGGAATGGATATTGTGATCCTGGCTCATGCCAAAGCTCATAAATTCGAGGACCCCGAGAACCCCTCATACGATCGCTGGCAGCCTAAGCTCCATGAGCATGTTGATAACCTCCTTTTCGAATGGGCCGATGAGGTTTTCTTCGCAAACTTCCAGACCATCGTTAAGACTGAGGATGCTGGCTTCAATCGAGAGATTGGGAAGGCCAAGGGAACTGGCAAAAGGATCATGAGAACCACAGCCAGACCGGCCGCCAAGGCCAAGAACAGGCTTTCCATGCCCGATGAGATCCCCTTCGATTATTCAGAATATCTGAAGTATCGAAACAAGTAGGTAAGTTAGTGATTTAGTTAGTTTCATTTTTTCACCAAGTAGCCCAAGGAGGCTTACACCATGGCCGAGTTATATTTTGACGCTTCACAGATTCCAGAGCAGAGCTTCGATCCCCTCCCCGCTGGAGATTATCTGGTCTGGGTCACCGAGAGCGATATCGAGACAGACCAGCAGGGAACCCAGAGAATCGAAGTTACGATGGAGACCATTGAGCCCAAGCAGTACGAAAACAGAAAGCTCTGGGATTCCTTCACCCTCGAGAGCCCCACGAACCCCAGCTGGGCCGAGACAGGCCGGAAGATCCTGGCCACCCTCTGCCGAGCTGTGGGGGTAATGGCTCCGAGAGATACCCATGAGCTTCATGGGGTACCATTTTTCGCGCGAGTGATCGTAGACACCTGGAACGATGGAAGCCTTCATAACAAGGTGGTTGCCCGATGGAGCACCAGCTCCCAGGCTCCTCCTCAAAAGAAGGGCAAAGCAGCCACCCCAGCCCCTCGAGCCCCTCAGGCAGGCCATCAAACTGGCTACATGCCACCCCAGAGGCCACAGGCCCCAGCTGCTCCCCAGTACCAGGCTCCCCAGCAGCCCCAGTACACAAACCCTCTGTACCCACAGAACCACCCAGCCCAGCAGCCCCAGGCTTCCAGGCCAGCTGTTCCCCCTCCTGGAGCACCCTACCCAGGGCAGGGAGGCCAGCCATCTCAGAACTGGCAGCCACCAGCCCAGCCACCGGCGCAGCAATACCAGGCCCCTCAGCAGGCCTACCAGCCACCTCCAGGGCCACCAGCCTGGGCTCAGCAGCCACAGCAGCCAGCTGCTCCCCAGGATCCCTACCACTCCTCCATAACTGGTGGGGATGAAGTACCTTTCTAAGGAAAGGCACAAATAGACACAAACAGGCACCAGGGGCCTGGCACTCACCAGGCCCCTCTTTCTGGAGATACCACAATGGCAAAAAGACTGAATGAGCACTTAGGCCCCCATCTATGCGAATGGCTTAAATCGATAGGGGTAGAGGTACCAGTACGATTCACCAGGCTATCTATGCTGAATTCCAAGCAATGGGATGCTATCGATAAATGGTTGGCAAGTCCTGGCACCTTGAAAGAGCTTATCAAATTCAAGGCCACCACCACCGATAAGGTGGCCTCCATCTGTTACCTGACCCACTGGAGCCAGGGGGACAAAATCGCTGTCAGCCCATCGCTGATAGCCAACAGCATGAACTGGAAAGAGGTGGAGGCCAAGGTACTGGCAGCCACCAAAACGAAGTAACACTTATTCACATCAAACAGACAGGAACCAGAACCATGGGTACAGAGATCAGATTCAGCCAGCTAGCCCAGCAGATCAGGGCATTCATCAGGGATGAGGTGAGGGAGGTACTCCAGGAGTGTAAGGCCCCCGTATTCAGCCGCATCAGCCTCCTGGATGAGAACAAGGAATTACGCCGATGGCTCAGGCCCACCGACAGGCATAAGGGCCAGATAGTGAGGGTAACTAACAGCCTGGGCATGAACCCAGCTTTTTTGCCTCAGGCCAAACTCCTCGATGTATCGGGGCCAGAGTTTCAATTCCCTTTTCTCTGTGAGGATGCCTCAGGGAACCACGCAGGCTACCCCCACGCCTGGGTGGAGATCGTAGAGGAGCCAGCCCCAGAGGAACCAACTCCAGAGCCATGGAAGCCGAAGGCTACAGATTGGGTGAAGATTACCAAGCCACTTAACACAGCTGAACATCCTGGATGGCCTAGCCCGATGGATAGCCTGGATGGAAAGGTAATTCAGCTGGTACCGAAGCCGATGAATTCAGACCTATTCCAAGCAGAGGTTAGGGATGGCTTATGGGTCTATCTTAATGATTCTTGGTTATCCCCAGCAGAGCCACCAGCCCCAGCTCCAGAGCCCATTGAAGTAACCCCAGTACCTGAACATCCCGAGCCAGTGGAGGTGGTGGCGCAGATCCCAGGGCCTACCAATACCATCTATCTGAGGGCTGGAAAGGCCTACAGGCTGGTGAACAGTGAGGATATTGGAAAAGAGGTAAGAGTATCAGACAGAAGCCTTGAAGATGCACTAGAAAGGGATCCCGATTACCTAGATGACATAGAGGAGGATGAGCCATACCCTTACGTTACAGATGAGAACCTGAGCTGGAAGCTGGCCTTTATCGAGGATCCGAGCCTGTTGGAGCCCAAGCCAGAGCCCCAGCCTGTGGCCATCTTCATGGGGCCTGGTGAGACTGTTACCCATTACTCCGATGGAACCACCACCGAGGAGGCTCTGGATAAGGTGGAGAAGGCCCTGGATGCCCTGCCAGGTGCTCCAGAGGTGGAGGAGCCTAAACAGCCCGAGGCACCGAAGTACAGGTACCTCGAGGCTGAAGAGATCATCCAGGAGGGGGATCATCTTAACTCATCTCAAAACAAGTCATCCCTGGACGTTAATCATGAGCTTAGCAATGGATGGATGGAGGCTCCAGAATTTTACCATGGAAAGCTAGCCAGTTTTGCTTTTCCAGAACTGGTAGTACGTCGCGCCATCGATCCCAAGCCCCAGGTATCAGAGCTGGCCTGTGAGCCAGAACCAGAGGCAGCCCCTGAGCCCGATTCAGATCTGGATGAATGGATGAAAGAGCCGGAATGGGTTACCCCAGGGCCTGAGCATATTGGGCAGATGGTGGAGGTAACGGATTACGAGAATTCAGAGGAATGGATCCCCAGAAAGCTGGTGGGAATCGTACCCCCTTCCATCGTTGCAACTCACAGATTCCTGGCACCAGCCACAGGGCAGCCTGAGGGCTGCCTATGCCCCTGGAAGTACGCTCGAATCAGAAAGGGCTCCTGAGCATGGACCCCCGCTGGTATCAATCCGAGGCAGTACAAGGCACTTGGGATTACATCAGGCAGAAGCCTGGGAACCCTTGTATTGTACTGCCCACCGGGGCTGGCAAGTCCCTGGTTATCGCCATGCTTGCGCGAGATACCGTGGCCTGGCAGGGAAGGGCTCTGGTCCTGGCCCACCGTAAGGAGCTATTGGAGCAGAACGCCGAGAAGATAGCCTCCTGCCTGCCTGGCCTGGACGTTGGGGTATTCTCCGCTGGCCTGGGCAGGAAAGACCATTGGCAAGATGTAATTGTGGCTGGGGTACAGAGCTGCTTCAAGAAACAGGCAGCCCTGAACATAGGCCATCGAGATATTCTCATAGTGGATGAGGCCCACCTGATCCCTCTGAAGGGAGAGGGGATGTATCGTCAACTCCTGGAGCACCTCCTAGCCATCAATCCGAGGCTCAGGGTGATAGGCCTTACCGCCACCCCATACAGGCTTGACCATGGAACCGTCTGTGGAGAGAAGAACATCCTCACCGAAATCAGCTATGAGGTACCTTTACTTCGATTGATTGAGGAGGGCTATCTCTGCCCCTTGGTCTCGAAAGATCCGAGCCACCACATCACCACCGAGGGGGTGGGAACCAAGGGGGGAGAATTCATCCTCTCCCAGCTGGACACAGCCGCCGCTGTGGATGAGGTGGTGAGGGCCGCCACCCTCGAGCTGATTAGCTGGACAATGGATAGGGGCTCCATCCTCCTATTCAGCCCTGGGAGGAAGCATGCAAACCTGTTGAGGGAGCACCTCTCCAGCCAGGTGGGATCCGAGAAGGTGGCCTACGTCGATGGGGATACTCCAGCAGGAGAGAGGGCCTCCACCCTCGAGGCTTTCAAGGCCAGGCAGGTGAAGTACCTCATCAATATCGATGTACTCACCACTGGCTTCGATGCCCCTAACGTGGATTGCGTTGGGCTCTTCAGGCCTACGCTCTCCCCTGGGCTGCTGTACCAGATGGTGGGGAGGGGCTTCAGGCTCCACCCATCGAAACAGAATTGCCTGGTATTGGATTTCGCCCAGAACATCCTACGCCATGGGCCGATCGATCAGCTCCGAGCCCCAGAGAAGAAAGTGAGGGCAGGGGCTCCAGGTGAGGCTCCATCGAAGGCCTGCCCCCAGTGTAAGGAGATCCTCCAGATACAGGCCAAGGAATGCCCCGCCTGTGGTTTCATCTTCCCCGAGCCCGAGGCAAAGCATGATCCCACAGCCTCAGCCCTCCCCGTGTTAACCAATGGCATGGCCACCAGGCACCTCACCGAATGGGTGGAACTGGCCAGGGAGCCTGCTTACATGGTCCACAAGGGGGATGGGAAAGACCACCGAAGCCTGAGGGCCATTTACAAGCTCCGAGGGGTAACCGCTATTTCCGAATTCATCTGTCTGGATCATCCGAAAGGATCCTGGGCCAGAAAGAAGGCCGAGCAATGGTGGGCCAGCAGGAGTGAAGCCCCCGTACCCGCAGGATCCTGGGAAGCCTTCAGGCTCCTGAAGGCCTGCCCCGAGGCCTTGGCCTCTCCCACCAGGATCCAGCTCAAATGGAGCCCAGGGAAGAAATGGCCCGAGATCCTGGGCTATGAACTAGGCCCCAAGGGCCAGGCCCCCGAGGAGCTCATCCAGGAGGCCAGAGAGCTTACCGAAATTACAGAGGCCCTTTTCCGACGATAGACACAAATACCCACAAGGAGACACACTCATGGATAGAATACTCCCCTCGCTACTCCACCGCTGCAGCTCTGGGCTGCCAGGCCTGCCTGAGCCCATCGAGGATCACCTCAGGGAGCTGGCCGACCTGAACCCCTCCCTACTAACCAGCTCCGAGCTGGAGCAGCTCGATACCTGGCTGGAGGCCAGGATAGAGCCTATCAGGTTGGCCAAGGATAGAGCCGGGAACGATACACAAACAGTCAGAAGGCTACTAGGTTGGAAATGATGCAAATACCGCAAGCCATGAGGGCAGCCAGACAGTGGGTGATCTGGAGGCTCGAGGAACGCAATGGGAAGGGGGCCAAGATCCCCTACCAGATCAGTGGGAGGATGGCCTCCAGCACCGATCCCAGCCACTGGGCCAGCATGGAAGAGGCCGAAGCCTGCCTGGATGCGAACCCAGGCCAGTACAATGGGCTGGGCTTCGTTTTCTCCCTGGCTGATAACTTTTGTGGGATCGATCTGGATAACTGCCTCGATAATGACTGGAACCTAGACCACTGGGCCGCCGAAGTCCTGGCCCAGGTTCCCAGCTATACCGAGGTGAGCCCATCGGGTAAGGGCCTCAAGATCTTCTGTCTGGGCCAGCCGAACCTGGACCGAGGCAGGAGGCTGGATCTGCCCAGCAAGCCTGGGAGCCGCATCGAGATTTATTCCTCTGGGAGGTACTTCACCGTTACTGGGGATCAGTATGGAGCCCATGGGGAGCTGGTGGAATGCCAGGCTGGCCTGGATTGGCTCACCAATGTTGTGATGCCACCCCTGGAGGTACCGAAGGCTCCTGAAGGGGCAAAAACTAAAAAAGCCAGTGTTTTACCTACGAACAAAACAATGCACCCTAGTCTCTCCGGAAAGGCCAGGCCAGAGGCCACCGAGAGGGCTAGCCTCTACGCGCAGACCTACCCCCCAGCAGTCTCTGGGCAGGATGGCCATGGGGTGACCTATCGCCTGGCCTGTGTCCTGGTTACTGGTTTTGGGCTGGGCATCGATGGGGCCAGGCCGATCCTCTACCAGTGGAATCAGGCCTGCCAGCCTCCCTGGAGCCAGAAAGAACTCGAGCACAAGTTAACCCAGGCCGAGAATGCTGGGGCCAAGGAGGGGAGCCAGGCCTGGATGCTTGAGGATGAGCAGGCCAGGCTGGAATCCTCAGCCGAGCCCCTCTCCACCACCGAGATGGATAAGTACGAAGTTTACCTGGGTGGGCTCCTGGGGAAGGCCCAGCAGGATCGATCGAAGCAGGGATTCCCAGAGCACCTCCTGAGGGTACCTGGATTCATCGGGGAAGTATCAGACTGGATAACCAGCCAGAACCCCAGAAAGAATAAGATTCTCTCCCTGGTGGCAGCCGTGGCGCTCCAGGGTTGTTTGATTGGTTCCAAATATCGGGATAAATCCGGGAACCGATCGAACCTCTACCTGGTGGCCCTGGCCCCCTCTGGAGGTGGGAAGCAGGCCCCCCAGAGCTGTATCAAAAAGATCCTCCACCATGTTAACGCTGGGAGCCTTTATGGGGGGAAGGTATCGAGTGATTCGGCGCTGGCCTCCGATCTGATCGTATCGAAGAGCAGGCTCTACCTGTGGGATGAATTCGGTAGGTTCCTAGCTAAGACGTCTGCCAAGATGGGAGGAGCTCACCTCCACGCAGTCCAGGAGGCCCTGCTCGAGCTGTGGGGAGAGGCTGGGGGCTGCTGGAAGCAGAAGAGCTACTCCGATCAGAGGAACAATAAAGAGGTTCTCTTTCCATGCTGCTCATTCCTGGGGATGACCGTACCGGAGCACTTCTGGAATGGGCTGGAGGAGGGCCACCTCCAAGATGGTTTTGCTGCGCGAATGATGGTAATCGACACAGGGCCGAAGGCCAGGAGTGAGGATGTAATCGAGACCGATCCCCCTCTGGAGATCCTGAATAAGGCCCATCACTGGGTGAACCTGAAGCCAGGGGGTAACCTGGGATCCGTGAATCCCGATGCCATCCTGGTACCAGAGACTCCAGCCGCAACAGAGCTATTCCGAGGCCTGGTTAAGAAGGCCGAGAACGCTGGGCAGGATGAGACCGAGAACGCTGTATGGTCTCGAGCCATCGAGAAGGCCAGGAGGCTGGCCCTTATCTATGCTTGCTCTAGGGATCATGAATCCCCTGTGATCGATGATAGGGCAGCCCAGTGGGGTATCGATTTCTCCACCTGGAGTACCGATCTATTCCTGGCCGTTGCCAAGGATGAGGTAGGATCCGACGATCCAGCCCAGCAGAAATGGCAGAAGATCCGAAAGGTAATCAACGAATACACGAAGAGGAAACAGCTCTGCAGCCGCTCCCAGCTCATCAGGGCCGTGAAATGGCAGGCCAGGGAGCTGGATAAGATCCTCGATACCATGATTCAGGCTGGGGTGATCGATTCAAAATCAGTACCAGCCACCAATGGCAAGCCGATTACTTACTACTCTGTGAAAGGATAGAACGATGAAGATAACCAAAAAGGGAACCAAACCAGCAGATAGAAAATGGGTTGGCTCCTGCCGTAATTGTGGGGCCGAAGCAGAGGCAACAGAAAAAGAGATGAAGCATATCACCTACGATCAGAGAGAGGATGGCAGTTTCTCCTGGGAGGTATGCCCAGCCTGTGGATATGGTGACATATCCACAGGTTATGGAGGAATGCTTTTTTACCCTAAGGGCCAGTAATCTCATAGGTGCTTACCTTATCCCGATCGCACCCTGGGCATTGCCAGGCCTGGTGGCAGGGTAGGGGATCCTCCATCAGGGCAAAATCAGGATCGAAGATAGAGCCCAGGGGATTCAGCAGCTGCTGCCTCTCCAGGATACACCTCCAGGCCGTTCCGTCTGGCTGTACGCTGATATGGTTGATTCCACCAGAGCAGGCCACCACCTTGCCATCAGGCTGGGGATCCACCCCGAAGGCCCTCTCCTTGGTGACATACTTCCTCAGCATCTCCTGCTGGGCCTCTGTGTACTTCCAGGGGTAGTAGGCTATCGATTGGTAAGGATCTACATGCCAGCGAATGTTCTGGGCCTTGAACATCTCCACCCAGTGGGGGATCAGCCAGAGCTGCTCAGGCCAGGCCACGATATTGGCAGTCACCTGGAAGCCGAACTCCTGGAGGAGTTTCACCCTTCCGATGAATATCTCTGGATTCATGGGGAGGGCCTTGGTTCCGTTCTCCGATGGATGGAAAGAGGCCGTGATACTGTGTACCTGCTTGGGGGTTACCTTCTGGACGAACTCCAGGATAGGGTGGCTCAGGTTGCTGGTGATCGACACCAGGATGGAGGGATCCAGGCCCTTCAGGACATTGAGGAGCCCGATACCTGGGAGGAAAGGCTCTCCCCCTGTGATATCGAGGAACTCAGGCTTCAGCCTGTTCCAGGCCTCGAGCCATCGCTCCCAGGGCTGGAAGGGCTCAGGCTTGAATTCTCCCCGCTCCTGGGCCTGAACCTCCCAACAATATTTGCACTTGAAATTACAGGCCATGGTAGTCCACCAGACCGCTGTTCTCAGTTTCATCGAATTACCCCTCCAGTGTTTCTATCAGCCCAGATCAGATCAGTATTAGGCCCATTCTGTTCCACCATCACCGTGAAGCCCTGGGCCTCGAGGCAGGAGACTACATCCCCAGTGGAGTAAGTGATACCCTCTATGGTTGTATTCCTGTGTATTTCCCCACAAATAGAGCTAACCAGGTGGAGGTTACCAGCCCCCAGGATCCCTGGGTACTCCCCACCCTCAGCATCGATTTTCAGCATGCGAACGAAGCCAGTAGGAGACTTTCCAGCTGCATACTTTATAAGGTTCTCCAGGGTGGTTGTCTGGATTACCCTGGAGCCTGGCCCCTCGAGGGTTAGGGTGAAGGTGGAAGTAACCCCAGGGCTGTGGCATGCCTCAGCTGGGAGGGTTAACTCCCCCTCTTCTTTCCATACCCCCTTCGGGATAATCTCCACCTTGCCAGCATGGCCCACCAGGTTGGCCCTGAGCATATCGAGATTCTCAGCCATGGGCTCTACCGCGATGGCCAGGCCAGCCCCTCTCCTTAAGCAGCTCCAGCTGAAGGATCCGACATGCGCCCCGATATCGAGAATAACATCGGTAGGGCTAAACTCCCCTGGTAGCTTGTACTCGTTATAGAGGGCCACTTCATCCCAGGTTTTCCGAGCGATTCCCTCAGGCCCATCTGTGTAATGGAAATGGAGGAAAGGCCTAATCATCTGATCCGATTCCCTCGAGAACTTATGGGCCTGGGCCTCATCTGGCAGGGATGGTACGAATTGAACTTCGGGATGCCATTGGGCAGTCATATACCACTTAGGAACATCCTGGCCATCGATCGTTCCAGGCCATCGGAACTTATCCCTGGTACGATGGATAAATAAGGGCCTCCCATCGAAATCCATCTGGACGAAGGCCACCTGATCCCAGCCTGGGTGGACCGTTGGGATACAGCACTCAGCCCCGAGCTTCCTCCAGGCCAGGTGGAAAGTATCCTTATCCCCATAGATATGGTGATAGACATAATCCGAGTAGTCATTCATCCAGGCAGCCAGGGCCAGGGCCTTATAATGCCTGCCCTTATCCACGATATACTGGCCGGATTCGAAGGCCTGCTCATCATGCCACTCGAGGCCGAACCGCTCCCACTGGCCTGGCTCGAGTTTCTGCTGGTCTGGCCAGAAGGCAGCCCCCACCCTCTGATACTCAGGGTGGGCCATAAATACTTCTGGATTTTGAACTGGGTATGAGTCAGCATCCAGGCAGATAACCTCCTGGAATGGGGCATAGAGGGCCGCATAGGCTTTCATCTCCCAGCCCCCCATGATCCGCCTGGGGATCTGGTTGATACGCTGGTGGCTGTTCGCGCAGACCCAGCCCACCTCATAAGGCTCGAGGGCCTTGGCCATCCTGAGATCGAATTCCCCCCGATCCCCCAGATACCAGATCTGGATGGGGAGCCTGCAGCCATGGGCTCTGATTTGTCGAATGGTCACATACAGGGAGGGGAAGAACCTCCAGCCACCCCCGCAAATAACGATCCCTCGAGGATGGATCCAGGGATCCACAGGCCCATCGGGGAGAGACTCAGCCGCCTCCGAGAACATCTCCCTAAAGGCCTGGCAGATATTCGGGAATCCGCTCCAGCCATGGGGCCAAGGCCCTGGGGGCTGCTTCATCAAGGCCTTACAATCCTCCACGCTCCATTCCTGATTCAGCTCTCTATGATTCGCCATTTTTCTACCATTTTTCTAGTGGGCAATGTTCGTTTAACCGCCTGGCCTTGTTTACCCATCCATTGCCAGAGTTGATATGACAGCCGCAAAGCCTGCAGGCCTCCTCATCAGGTAACCAATTATCACAGCTCTTGCAGATTTCCAAAATCTGTAAGACTTCATTATCTGACCTGGTGGGCCTGCCCTGCTTCACCCAGTCCGCCGTGGCCTTGGCATACCTCACCACTTTCTCTGGAGCACCTGGCCCCACGATATGCTTGAGAGACTGGGGGAGCTTGATTTGATACAAATTAGGATCCGTTTTCGATAGGTGGGTTAAGGCAATAGATACCGTGACCTGGTTAATACCTCGAGGCACCGAGGAACCCAGGCAGACCTTGCAAGCCTCAGGGGTGACAGGTACCTCCGAGGCTCCAGCCCACCAGGTGGCCACACCGCAGACACTCTGGCCATCGATCTTATGGAGATGGGAACAATTCATCATAGAGGCCCCACTGGGAGAGGTTGGTCATCATCTCGGCATAGAATAATAACCTGGCCGGGAAACGAGCCAGGAGGATAGCCTATAGGAAGCTCGCATCTGCAGAGCTGCTCAGGGCCTCCAGGTGGTGAGGTACACCTATTTGGGGTACTGATAGCCTGCCAGCTCGAGCCGTTCCAGGTGAAGGTACAGGGGCAACAGCAGCCTGCCCCGCTACCGCTACCCGATCCGCTCCCACTCCCAGACCCGCTGCCAGAGCCACTCCCTGAACCGCTACCGCTACCGCTCCCCGATCCAGAACCCGATCCACTTCCAGAACCTGAGGCAGAACCAGACCCAGACCCGCTGGCAGAGCCAGACCCAGAGCCTGAAGCCGAGCCCGAACCGCTACCCGATGCCGAGCCGCTCCCAGATCCCGAAGCAGACCCAGAACCACTTCCGCTGGATCCAGACCCAGACCCAGAGCCAGAGCTACCAGATCCAGATGAGCCGCTACCGCTGGAACCACTTCCACTGGACCCACTACCGCTGGAGCCTGAACCGCTAGACCCGCTACCGCTCCCACTGGAACCACTCCCACTGGATCCCGAACCACTGGAACCAGAGCCGCTCCCCGAGCTTCCCGAACCGCTGCCACTGGAACCAGAGCCACTGGAACCACTACCAGAACCACTGGAGCCGCTACCGCTCGAGCCAGATCCCGAGCCGCTGGAACCAGACCCACTAGAACCAGAACCGCTGGAACCCGATCCACTCGAGCCGCTACCAGAACTGCCAGAACCACTGGAGCCCGAACCGCAACAGCCAGCGCATTCCCTTACATCGATCGTCTTACCCACCAGAGCCCCCCGAGCCGCAATCCTCAGGCCCTATGATGGTACCGGGTGGAAAGCATACATTCCTGGTACAGACTATAAGTCTGCATGTTTTGGCATCGAAGCTCACATCTGTTACCACATTGATACAGCCAGAGCCTGATCCCAGGCCCGATCCAGCTCCAGAGCCTGAGCCTGAGCCCCCCTCGCATTGCGCGAAGGCAGCCTCAGCCCAGATGGTGCCTGCCAGATCCCTGGTCCCGATGAAGTACCAGCCCTGGGGAATCACCTCAGAGAGCAGGCTGTAAACCGTGGCCGTGACCTTTTCCCCGCTCCCAGGGTCTGGGATATGTTCCACCAGTTGCCCTGTCTCGAGATCCCTATAACAAACCGAGGCAATACCGAAGCCTGGGGTAGGGGTGGGCTGGTAACCAGTACACCGATAATCAGCTGGAGATATGGTGGTGAGAGCCTTCATCACCCACTTACCTACAGCATTCTTGGGCTTGTCGATCCGATCCAGACCGATCGATGGCCCATGGTTCTTAATAAACTGCTCCAAGTCCTGGGCCGTTTTCTTATTTCCAAAGCCGAATATCTGTTTAGCCATTTATGCCCAGACCCATGGACCCAGAGACAATGAATTGAAGTTAGCCGTAGGATACCTTCGATAAGCAGGTTCCACAAACGCTGGAGTACCAGAGCTATTCCTCCCACCGAAGCCGTTAAGGTTCCCGATGGTCTGCTGGAAGGCATCATCCCCGAAGGGCTTTTTTATCCCTCCAGTGTATATGGGGCCATTGGGCTCTGGATCGCTCCAGTAATAGGTTCCCTCATCATGGGCCAGGAATTTCCAGCCCTCCTCCAATGGGGAGAACTTGAAGATATATTCCACCATCCA